TGATTGTTTATATTATAAAAGGAGAAACAAATGGCATTTCAAATAAGTCCTGGTGTTAACGTATCAGAAATTGACTTAACAACAATTGTCCCTGCAGTGTCCACTACTACTGGTGCATTTGCTGGAACATTTCGTTGGGGACCTGTAGAGGATCCTAAGCTAATTTCTACTGAAGATGAGCTTATATCTTTATATGGTAAACCAACAAATAGTAATTTCGAAACATTTTTTACTGCAGCAAATTTCTTAGCATATGGTAATCAGCTTTATGTGTCAAGGGCTGCATCAACATATGCTAATAATGCAGTAGCTGGAGCTTCAGCATATATTGCTAATACACAAAATGGTGTACAGGTTAAAAATACAACTGATTTTGAATATAAGTATGGTTCACAAGATGATAGTAATGCTGAGTTTGTTGCAAAGTACCCAGGTGTACTAGGAAATTCATTAAGAATTTCAATATGTGCATCAGCTAATGCGTATCAAAGCAATATTTTAGTATGTAATGGAGCTAATAATTTTAGTTCTAATACGCAAGCTAACGTTAATATTTCTGTAGGGTCAAATACTGCTACTCTAGCATTTTTAACTATTGGAGATGTATCTGGATATGCATTTGATTCAGCACTTTTAGCTAAATCTAAAATTAATACCGGTGATTTTATCTTAATTGGTGATGCTAATACAGGTACGCAGTATATGAAAGTTGCTTCTGTTTCTGCAGTAACTGACGTTAGCACTGTATCTTATAGTGCAGGAACTTTTGATGTAGTATTTACTGATATATTTAAACAGAAGGCAAATTATATTTCAGCAATTGCAAATAATACTGGCACAGTTTTTCAAAGAAACTGGGAATATTTTAATGCAGTTAATGGTGCTCCTGGTATTAGCAATTATGTTTCTTCTAGAACATCAAATACAAGCATCGCAGATGAACTTCATATCGTTATTGAAGATGAAGATGGTCAATTTTCTGGTACTCCTGGACAAATTCTTGAAGTGTGGCAAAATATTTCTAGAGCTACAGACGCAAGAGGTGAACAAGGAGGGTCTATATTTTATAGAGATATCTTAAATAATAGTTCTGAGTATGTATGGTCAACTAAGTCAGTAGTAGAATCTGCCGCTACTTCAGATTCATTTCCTGTGACTACAACCTCATTGCTCTCTCGTTCATTAGCATTAGGTATGGATGGTGATCTAGAGAATGATATTTCTATATCAAAATTAGCAGCTGCTTATGATAAGTTTAAATCATCAGAAGACATCGATGTGTCGCTTATTCTTGCTGGTAAAGCAAAGGGTGGAAGCGGTGAGCAGATGGCTAATTATCTCATCGACAATATTGCTGAATATAGAAGAGATTGCGTAGTTTTCATAACACCTGATAGAGGTGATAGCGTTAACGTTCCTAATAATGAATTAACTAATACTGTTGCATTTAGAAATCTATTAAGATCTACTTCTTATGCAGTTCTTGATTCAGGATACAAGTATCAGTATGACAAATATAATGACGTGTATCGCTATGTACCGTTAAATGGTGATACTGCAGGTCTATGTGTGCGTACTGATAATACTAGAGATCCTTGGTACTCACCAGCAGGGTTTAATAGAGGCAACATTAAGAATATTATTAAGTTAGCCTATAATCCTGATAAGGCTGATCGTGATCAACTCTATAAGAATGGTATTAACCCTGTAGTTAATTTCCCTGGGCAAGGTGTAGTACTATATGGAGATAAGACTCTTCTTGCTAAGCCTTCCGCTTTCGATAGAATAAACGTTCGTAGATTGTTTATAGTGCTTGAAAAAGCAATTGCAACAGCTGCTAAATTTGCTCTATTCGAATTTAATGATGACTTTACTAGAGCAGGTTTCCGTAATTTAGTAGAGCCTTATCTAAGAGATATCCAAGGACGTCGTGGTATATACGATTTCAGAGTAGTTTGCGATAATACAAACAATACTCCTGAAATTATAGATCGCAATGAGTTTCGCGGGGATATTTACGTTAAACCAGCTCGTTCAATTAATTTCATCCAACTTAACTTCGTTGCAGTACGCACTGGTGTAGAGTTTGAAGAAATTGTAGGTAAGTTTTAAGGGAGGAATGACAAATGGCATTTAATATCAACGACATACGCTCCCAGCTTACTCTTGGTGGTGCAAGACCGTCTCTATTCCAAGTTATTATCAGCAATCCGGTAAATCCGGTTGCTGATCTTAAGTTACCATTTCTTTGTAAGGTGGCTCAAATACCTATCTCACAGCTAGGTTTGATAGAGGTACCTTACTTTGGAAGAAAGCTTAAGATGGCTGGAGATCGTAGATTTGATCCTTGGACTGTTACTATTATCAATGATGAAGACTTCTTAGTTAGAAATGCTATGGAGCAATGGAATAACTATATTAATCTTTATCAGCAAAACGTAACTGCCCTAGGCACAGGAGCTCCAGGATTTTATAAATCACAAGCAACTGTTACACAATTTGGTAAAGCAGGTGAAATACTTAGAACATACCAGTTCAACGGCATTTATCCTGAAGTAATCGCTCCTATCGATTTAGCGTGGGCTGCAGTTGATGAAATTGAAGAATTTCAAGTAACGTTCCAGTATGATACATTCGAAATATTGAGTGGTGGTTTGACTGGAAATGCTGGTGGTTCTTAAAAATTAAGAGGATGAGAGCTGCTATAAATACTATACTAGCAGCTCTCATTTTGTCTTAAGGAAATTATTATGGTACAGTTTTTCGGTTTTGAAATTAAAAAGAAAAATCAATACGAAATAGAGTCATTTGCCCCTCCAGTAAATGATGATGGCGCTGTCGTAGTTGCAGCAGGTGGATCATACGGTACATTTATTGATCTTGACGGTACTGCACGAACTGAATCAGAATTAGTATCAAAATATCGAGAGATATCTCTTGAAGCAGATATTGAAAGAGCAGTAGATGATATCGTCAATGAAGCGATTGATTCAGATGCTGATGAGGTAGTAAGTATAAACACAGATAAAATTAAATACGGTGAACAAGTAAAAAAAAGAATTCAAGAAGAATTTGAAATAATATTAGATCTTTTAGATTTTCAAAATCAAGCATATGATCTTTTTAAGAGATGGTATATCGATGGAAGAATGTATTTTCATATCATTATTGATGAGAAGTTGCCTAGAGACGGTATTAAAGAACTCCGTTATATAGATCCTAGAAAAATACGCAAAGTACGTGAAATAAAGAGAAGACCTAAAGGTCAAGTTAACGTCACTTATAAAACAAATGAATATTATGTTTACAATGAAAGAAATTGGATGCCTGCAGGAGGCAATGCAGGGCTTCCTTTAGATACTGGAGCTACATCTGGTGTAAAAATTGCACCTGATTCAATACTGCACATTACTTCAGGTCTAATGGATAAAAATAATTCTTTCGTTTATTCATATCTACAGAAAGCAATTCGCCCTCTTAATCAGTTAAGAACGCTAGAAGATGCTACTGTTATCTATAGAATATCCAGAGCACCAGAACGTCGTATTTTCTATATTGATGTTGGAAATCTTCCTAAGATTAAAGCAGAACAATACTTAAGAGATATGATGGTTAAACATAAGAACCGTCTAGTTTACGACGCATCTACAGGTGAGGTGCGGGATGATCGCAAATATATGACTATGATGGAAGATTATTGGTTGCCACGCCGTGAAGGTAATCGTGGGACAGAAATTACTACTCTACCTGGAGGTCAAAATTTAGGTGAGATGGCTGATGTAGAGTATTTTCAAAAGAAATTATTTCAATCATTAAACGTTCCTGTATCACGATTGTTACCTTCAGAAACAGGGTTTAACATAGGTCGTTCTGCAGAAATAACGAGAGATGAAGTAAAATTTACTAAGTTTGTAGGTCGTCTGCGCAATAGATTTTCACATATTTTCTTAAAAGCCTTAGAAAAACAATTAATACTAAAAGGAATTATATCAGAAGAAGATTGGCCAGAGATATCAGGTCAAATACTTTTTAAATTTGCTATTGATAATCATTTTGAAGAATTTAAAGATGCAGAAGTACTTCAAAATAGAATAAATTCTCTTAATCAAATTCAAGGATATATTGGAAAATATTTTTCAGAGCAATGGGTAAGAAAAAATATTTTAATGCAAACAGATGAAGTAATTGAACAGATGAGAGAAGAAATAGCTGCAGAAGGTAGTGATCAGTATCAAACAGTAGATGATAATTCTGATAGTGATATAGATAACAATAATATAGATAACCTAAACAATAATGGTGCAAGTACAAGGACTAAATCTTCCGTGCCTACTATAGACGGAGCAGGAAGATAAATTTTTTTATAAATATAATATAAATTTCGGAGGTAATGATGACTGGTATTGAAAATATTTTAGCTTTTTCTTGGAATAAAGATCCGTTAAATCTACAGCTAGCTGTAGATTCTGCTCTTAATTCTAGAACTGCAGACGCTATTGCTGATATGACAGCAGATGTTGCAGCTAGCATGTTTGGTAGTACTAGCGCTAATGAAGCTGAGTATGATGATGAACCTCTACAGGATACAGATTTAGAATATAACGAACCAGATCAAGAGGAAAGTTACGATGCAGAAGAAGCAGAATAGTATTATCCAAGAAGTAGATAAAGCACTATCTCAGGGTGAAAAGAATTTTATAGATTTGCATGTTGTTGCAGTTAATCGTGATATGGTTCCTGGGGTAACAGACCAGGATCATATATTTAAAGGTCTCCCTAGAGTATTAGATCAGAAAACAGCTTCATATGAAAAAGGTGAAGATGATGAGGATGATGAATCTAAAGATGTTTATGATAAAACTCTTAAGCTTAAAGATAATTATTATAAGACAGAAGAGAATGTTAATGAATTAATTCTTAGAGCGGTAGATTCTGCTTCTGAGCGATACGGTTATAAGATGGCTGAACAGAAAGTAGCTGGAGCTATTCTTAAAAAAATGCACATTTATAAAGAGGCAGAACAGGTAGAAGAAGAAATTTTAGATGAAATGCCAAGCGCAAGAGCTCTAGGCAAAGGTTCTAGAAATTCTACTGTTGATTCATCTTTTAAATCTTCGCAAAAAAGATTTACTCTAAAAGGCTATAAAATTCCTGGTACTCCTTATAAGAAAGATCAGGAAGCAGAAGCTAGTAAGCTAATGCAAATATATATTG